CGAGGCACTCGCCGACGGCAAACCCTACCGACCAGCCTGCGAAGCCCTCGGCATCGACGACAGCACCTTCCGACTCTGGCGGATCAAGGGGCGAAACGGTGAAGAGGGGTACGCGGAGTTCTTCACGAGGGTCACACGCGCGCGCGCAGAGGGAGAGCTCAAGCTCTGGGGTCGGGCGGTAAGCGCGGAAGCGGCCGCAGCACGCAACGCGCAGTGGGGGCTCGAGCGGGGTTTCGGCAACCGATACATCGCGCGCCTTCAGGTGAAGGTCGAGGAAGAGCTCGAAGGGCTTCTGGATGCAGTCGAGCGGGTATGTTCGGCAAAAGATTGCGGCTGCCACGCGGCGCTTCTCGAGGCCCTTGCTGCCCGAGCTGGCGGCGAGGAGGCTCCAGAGGCTGAGGGTTTTGGCCTCGGAGAGGGAGGAGCAGGAGACCCTCGCACCGAGCACTGAGCTGCTCGAGTTCATCCCCCGGATCACACCCCGGTGGGTTGCTCCCCGACACCTACACCGACTGACCTCGCTCTTCGAGCGGATCAGGAACGGCGAACAGGTCCGCGCGGTGGTCTCCACGCCACCCCGTCACGGCAAGACCGAGTGCCTGATCCACGGCATCGCGTACTTGCTGGCGGCCGACCCGACGCTCCAGCTTTCGTACATCGGCTACGCCGCGACGTTCGCCGAGGACAAGAGCCGCAAGGCTCGCGAGATCGCTCGAGCAGCGGGCGTTCCGATCTCTCCCGACGCGTGGGCGCGCAAGAACTGGCGCACCGGCGCTGGTGATGGCGGTCTCTGGGCGACGTCGATCGACGGCCCGGTCACCGGCCAGGGCTTCCACGTCATGGTCGTGGACGATCCCGTGAAGGATCGCGCCGCAGCCGAATCCGCGGTCCAGCGTGAGCACGTTTATTCGTGGTTCACCGACACCGCTTTCACTCGTCTCGAGCCGAACGGCTCTTGCATCGTTGTCCAAACCCGATGGCACCCCGACGATCTCGTCGGGCGGCTGATCGGTGACGGTTGGGAGTGCGTCAACCTCCCCGCGATCGACAAGGACGGTCGGGCACTCTGGCCCGAACGTTGGCCGATCGAGCAGCTGCGCGAGATTGAGCAGCAGCTTGGCGACTACGGCTGGAACTCGCTCTACCAGGGCGAGCCACGCGGCCGCGGTTCCTCCGTCTTCCACGACGCGGTGATCTTCGAGCGTCCGCCAGCAAACCTGGCGCGCGTCTGCATCGGTCTCGACTTCGCGTACACCGCGAAAACCCACGCTGACTACTCGGTGGCGGTGGTCATGGTCGAGCTCGGTGGATTCTTCCACGTGATCGACGTGGTGCGAGTCCAGGAAGAGCCCCGCGTCTTCCGTCAGCGTGTGGCCAACCTGCACGCGCTGTATCCGAACGCCACGGCCTACGCCCATGTGGCTGGCACCGAGCAGGGCAGCGTCGAATTCATCCGCGAGGCGGGCATTCCGATCGTCGGAGTCAACGCTCGCGCGGACAAGTTCACGCGGGCTTTGCCTGCTGCGGCCTGCTGGAACTCCGGCGGGATCAAGGTCCCGAAGTCGGCTCCATGGCTCGACGCATTCCTCGCTGAGGTGTGCGGGTTCACGGGCGTCAAGGACCGACACGACGACCAGGTGGACGCGCTCGCCGCTGCCTACGATGGGCTGCGACACACCACGGTCGATTGGCGTTTCGGCGAAGAGCTGAACGCTGCCTTCCCGAAGGCGGTCTCGTGGTGAGGCTCGCAGTCATCCAGGAGGTTTGCGGAACGCGCTGCATGGGACGCGCGGGCAACGCTGGCGGCTGCTGCCAGGTCGCCGACCGCGACTGGATCATCGGGCCGCTGGATCGTGTCGACGTCGTCGCGCTCCACACGCACGCCGAAGTTCATCACCCGGTGATCACCTTCGAGGAGGGATCGCGACTCTTTCCGGATCGGCCCTCGTGGCAGGATCCGAAAAACTACCCAGCGTTGCGCGTCACCACGGACAGCGCGCACGCGTGCGTCTTCTACGACCGCGCCATCGGTTGCACCGTCCACGACACCCGCCCGGCGATCTGTCGCCGTTACGAATGCGACCACCTTCGTGCCGAGCTTTCGCACCGTTGTCCGGAACCTGACGAGTAGGGCCGGCGCTGCGTGGCAGCAGCTCACCAATCCGACCGAGCAGATCAGCCAAGGCCAGTACCTGGCGGTCGCTGCGCGGGCGATGGTCGAGCAGGCCAAGGGTGGGAAGCGGCCGCCGACCGGCGAGATCCAGGACATCCCGGTCAACGTCGCACCGCTCTGGACGGTGCCGGCGATCCAGGACGCAGTCGGTCAGTTTGGGGTCGGTTCGTTCGGGCAGGCTGCCCTGCTGACCGAGTCGATGCTCTCGGACGATCGCGTCCAGGCTGGCGTGAACGGTCGCGTCAAGGGCGTCACCAAGTGCGTGGTGAAGCTCGAGCCGTCGAAGACGGGCAACGGCGCCAAGCGCAAGCGCGTCGCTCGAGACATCGAGGCCCTGTGGCCTGAGCTCTTCCCCGAGGAGACGCTCGAACAGCTTTTGACCTGGACGATCTTCATGGGCTTTTGCCTGTGCGAGATCGTCTGGGAGACCCGCGAAGATCGGTGGCTGCCGCGCCTGAAGGTGTGGCACCCGCTGTACATCTACTACCAGGTGGACATCCGCCGGTACGTGGCGATCACGATGGAGGGGACCATCGTCGTCGAGCCGAACGACCCCCGGTGGTTTCTGTACACACCGTTCGGTGCGTATCGCGGCTGGCTGCGTGGCGCTGTGCGGTCGTGCTCGATCCCCTGGATCGTCCGACAGTTCGCGCTGCGTGACTGGGCTCGCTACAGCGAGGTGCACGGCCTTCCGCAGAAGAAGGTCAAGTACCCCGCGCAAGCCCCGGCTGACGCGAAGGCCTCTTTCTTCGCCTCGATCAAACGGCTCGGCGCCGAGACCGCGTTCGCTCTTCCGCAGCAAGCGGGCGTCGACGCAGCGGCCTGGGACATCGAGCTGCTGGAAGCACGAGACGGTTCCTGGAAGGGATTCCAGGGTCTGATCGCACAGTGCGACGGAAGCATCACGCTTGCGATCCGCGGAACGAACCTCACCACCGAGGTGAAGGACGTCGGGTCGAAGGCGGCTGCGTCCGTGCACGGTGAGCAGGATTCGGACTACGCGCGCGCCGACGGCATCAAACTGGCCGCGGCGATCCAGAACCAGGTCCTTCGCTGGTACTGCCTGTACAACGAAGGCGACGGCGGGCTGGCCCCGCTCCCTGTCTTCGAAGAGCAGGTCTCTGAAGACCGTCACGAGCAGGCCCTCGCGTGGCTCGCGCTCTCTCAGAGCGTGACCGGTCTGAAGGGCTGGCCGATCGACATCGTGAAGCTGGCCGACCAGTTCGGGATCCCGCTGATCGAAGGCGCCGAGGTGTCGACCGACGAAGCCGATCCCGAGGAGCCAGGCGATCCCACCGAGCAGCAGGTGACCGAAGAGTCCCCCGACGTCCCCGAAGAGGATTCGGAAGAGGACATCGACGCGCCGGAGTGACGACCATGTCAGACGCAACCCTTTCCGCAAACCTGAACTTTGGCCTGCTGGGCGAGACCGTCACGGCGCAGATCGCCGTCGTCTCCCCGTACGAGTCGGAGTCCTCAGGGCAAGTCGACATCCCCGACGGCACCACGAGCGATTCCGCGTTCGAGCTGCCTTTCGGGAGCGTGGAAGAAGCGACCAGCCTCTTCGTCAAGAACACGAACACCCAGGCGATGGGCATCGTGTTCAACGAGGGCGAGGGGGCCACGTTCGAGCTGCCACCGAACGGCGTTCTCTTGATCGCGATGCCGACGTCTCCAGGCGAGGCCGGAGTCACCGCGATCAGCGTGGTCACCACGGCAACGCAGGAGGACGACGGCGTCGTCCAGTTCGCCATCTTCGGCGAATGATCGACTGGTTCGGAACCCGTCGCGGACCAGCACAGCAGCCGCTGCCGCTCGGTCCTTCGGACATGCTGCGCGCCCCCTTCCTGGTGGTGCGCGGCGCCAAGCGAAACGCCGTGGTCTACACCGTCGAGCAGTTCCGCCAGCTGTACCCGCACGCGTCGTTCGACGAGGTTCGCGCCGTCGAGCAGGCGCTCGTGTCGGACGTGCGCGCCGTTCGCATCATCCCCGGGGCACCGCTGCCCACAGCCTCGAAACCGTAACCCACCATGTCCGCTGTTATCCCCACAGAGTGGCAGGACGCTTTCGCCGTCACGCCAAGCAACGACGACGACCTTCCCAAGAAGGGCGTGACCGGTCTCCGTGCGGCGACTGCTGGCGTGATCAAGGTCGACGTGACCGACGGCGGTTCCGCGGTCCCGATCCCCGTAGCCGCTGGGGTCGACCTGCACCTGCCGATCAAAAAGGTCTACGCGACCGACACCACCGCGACGGGGATCGTCGCACTCATCGGACGCTGACATGAGCCAAGAAACGAAGACCGACACGACCGAGGCCCCGAAGCTCTCCCCGGTGAAGCAGCTCCAGAAGCTCGAGAAGGCGGCGAGTTTCGAGGTGATGCTGAAGGCCGCCGAAGAGCCGCTGAAGGCGCTGGTGTCGAGCTACGCCAACGTGATCGACGCGATGGGCGCGCTCGTCAGGATTGCCGCAGATCAGGGAACCCTCGCGCAAAAGGTCCAGGAGTTCGCGAAGGCGCACGGCCTTCCGACCACCGCGAAAGCCCTCGGCCGCAACCCGCTGATCGCTCACGCCGTCCGTGGTCTTGCTGGTGTCCGCTCCCCGGTCTCGCTTCCCCAAGCCTGGCTGCAGCTCTTCACCGAGCCGCTGCTTCGCAACCAGGCCATCCAGAAGATCCTGAACGGTGGCGAGGTGTGCGTCGTCCCCGGGTTCACGCCCGACGAGGTGACCGAAGCGCTACTCGCTGGCGTCGATCCGAACGAGCTCACCCCCGAGATCGTTCGCGACAACGCGGCCGCCCAAGCCAACCGCGGCGCACGCGGCTGGTACGGATTCCGCGGCAGCGCAAACCCCCAGGCCCCCAAGCCCGACACGAACGCTTCACTGTGAACGCTTCCGCTGCACCCAAGGACCGGGGCTGGGCCTTCAGCTTCCGCGCGCAAGCCGCTGCCAAAGGTGGCGCAGAGCCCGAGATCCAGCTCGACATCTACGACATCGTGGGACCCGACGACGCGTTCTCGATGTACTACGACGATCGGGTCTCGGCGAAAGGCGTCAAGGCGAAGCTCGCCGAGTCGCCGAAGGCAAACGTCCTCGTTCAGATCAACTCGGCGGGTGGTGACGTGGCCGACGGCATGGCGATCTACACGCTGCTCTGCGAGCACGAGGCAAAGGTTATCTGTCGAGTCGACGGGATCTGCGCCTCGATCGCCTCGATCATCGCCATGGCCGCGGACGAGATCGTGATGGGTCCCGGCGCGTGGATGATGATCCACGAACCCTACGCGCCCTTCATGTTCGACCAGCGCGCGGACGACCTCGAGTCTGGCGCCGCGGCGCTGCGCAAGATGTCGGACTCGATGGCCACGCTCTACAGCGAGCGCACGGGCCAGAAGAAGGACGACGTGCTCGCGGCGATGAAGGCCACGACCTGGATGACGGCCGAAGAGGCGAAGGCCCTCGGTTACGCCGACAAGATCCTTCCCGCCAAGCAAGGCGCGGAAACGGAAGAGGAACCGAAGGAGTCGGTGGCCATGGTCGCCGCGCTCCTGAACGACTTTCAACGAGTGCCGGCCGGAGCCTTCATGGCAATGGCGCGCGCTCATGGTGAAAACATGGCTCGAACGAAAAAGACGCGCGCTTCCGCAACCGCTCTCGCTGCCGCCGCTGCTGCTGCCGTGGCTGCCAAGGGCACCGCCGCACCCGCGGCCGCCGAAGAAACCGAGACGGAGACCGAAACCGAAGAGGAAACGGTCGAGAGTCTCAAGGCCAAGATCAAGGATCTCGAAGCCAAGATCGCCGAGTACGAGGAAGGCGACGACGAGGAAGAAGAGGACCCCGAGGCCGCCGCACAGGTGACCGCTATCGTCGCTGCCGCTGCCGCCATCACTGGCGAGTCGAACCTCGCGAACCTCGAAGGCGCGCTCTACGCGCTCGAGCGTCGTGTCAGCAAGCCTGCCGACGCGAAGGCCGAACGCAAGAAGCTGGTGTCCCAGCTGATCGCGCAAGGCAAGCTCGCGCCTGCCCGCAAGGACTGGGCGACGAACTGCTCCGCGGCCGCGCTCGATGCGTACATCGCTGGCATCGGCGAGCAGCGCATCGTTCAGCTGAACACGGAACACCAGCCCGACGAGGCTTCGGCACTCGCTCGCACCAAGACCCCGGGCAGCGCTGGCGCTCCCGAGGTTCTCGCCGAGGAAGAGGTCGTCGCCAAGGGCCTCGGTCTCACCCCGGAACAGCAAGCCAAAGCGCGCGAGACCCGCGTCGCTCTCTTCGGTCGCTGATCGGCACGGCGGGTCGGTAACCCCGATCCGCCGGCTCCCACCCCTTCCCGCTCCCCAACCCCTCTTTAGGAGTTTTCCCACATGGCTCTCTCTACTGGGCGGCTTACGCCGCAGCGCGGCGGTGCGCCTTTCCCGTCGTCGATTCCGCTCGGCGTCAAGGCGAACGCGACCCTCTACATCGGTGGCATCGTCTGCACCGACTCCACCGGCTACGCTGTCCCCGGCAGCGCCACCACGGGCTTGACCTGCTGGGGCATCTTCCGCGAACAGCCCGGCGCCGTCCCCTCGGATAGCGTCGCAGGCGGATCCACCAGCGGCGCGAAGGTGATCAACGTCGCGCGCGGTGAGTTCAAACTCAACAACTCGAGCGGCGATCCTCTCGACATCACCGACCTCGGCGCCGCCGTCTACATCGAGGACGACGAGACCTTGTGCAAGACGGGCACCGGCAAGTCGCTGGCCGGCACGATGACGGGCCTCGACGCATCCACCGATCCGCAGAGCGGAGCCGGTGTGTGGGCGATGCTCGGCGTTCCGCCTCAGAGCCTCACCGGTTCGGCTGGTCCGACCGGCTCCACCGGTCCCACGGGCGCGAAGGGCGCGACCGGTTCCACGGGTCCCACCGGCCCCACCGGCCCCACCGGCCCGGGCGCGTAACCCAAACCCACAACCACCCTCGACTCACGCCGGGGCGCGTCCACTCGCGCGCCTCAGGCGGACGTCGGGATCTGCCCTCTTTCCGGAAAAACCCCCATGAACATTACCGTTCCCGCACTCTCGGTTCTCTTCACCCAGGCCGAGGTTCGTTTCGGACAAGCTCTCGAGGCGACGCCCAGCTGGGCCGACCAGCTCGCCACGACGATGCCGAGCTCCACGGCACAGAACATCTATGCCTGGATGGATCGGATCCCGGTGCTGCGAAAGTGGCTCGGGGATCGCGTTCTGAACTCGGTTCACACGCACAGCCGGACGGTGGTCAACCAGCCGTTCGAACTCACCGACTTCATCTTGGCGGAGAACATTCGCCACGATCAGTACGGTGTCTTCAACACCAACCTGCAGATGTTCGGCATGCAGGCGAAGAAGTGGGCGGATCAGCAGCTCGCCTACTACCTGATCAACTCGGCAGCTTCCGCGGCCCAGGGCTGCGCCGACCCGGTCAACGGGTACGACGGCAAGCCCATGTTCGCGACTGACCACCCCATCCTCGGCGGCGACGTCGCGGGCGGCGTGCCGAGCGGTGCGAGCTCGACGCAGTCGAACCTCTTCGTGAACACCGCGCTCACGTACGACAACTACGTGTCGGTGCGCTCGAGCATGGCGGCACTGAAGGGCGCCGACGGTCAGCCGCTCTACAACGTCCCCGATCTCCTCGTCGTTCCCCCGCAACTCGAGGGCAAGGCGAAGAACATCATCGAGGCCGACTTCCTCGCGGGTGTGAACGGGGTCGACACGGCGCCGCAGAGCAACGTCTACAAGGGCACCGCGAAGGTGCTCATGTTGCAAGAGCTCTCGAGCCGTCCGCACGCCTGGTACCTGATGTGCTCGACCAACGTCGTGAAGCCGCTGATCTGGCAGCTCGACATGGCCCCGCGCTTCACCTACCTGGTGAACCCGAACGACATCAACGTCTTCATGGCGCGCCAGTTCATCTACGGCGTGGAAGCCTGGGGCGCTCCCGCTGAGAGCCTCTGGTTCCTCGCTGCTGCCGCCACGTCCGGCGCCACGTACGCCGGCTGATCGGAGTAGCCGATGGGCTACGCGACGATCCAGGATCTCCAGCAGTCCGGGCTCCCGCCCGGGGCACTCGGGAGCGTTGCACTTACCACCCAGCAAGCCGCGCTCGACAACGCGAGCAGCGAAGTCGACGGCTACCTGGGCGATTCGTACACGCTCCCGCTCCAGACTCCGTACCCTCGGATCCTGGTGCAGCAAGTGTGCGCCATCGCCTCCTGGCACCTGCTCTGCCTGCGTGGTTTCAACCCAACGAATCCGGGCGACGCTGTCGTTCGTCAACGTTGGGTCGACGCGCAAGCGTGGCTCGTCCGTGTCGCGAACAAGCAGGTTTCCCTGCGTGTCGCGCAAGGCTCGCCGCCCTCGGTGCAGCCTGACATCTCGTCGAACCTGCCCCGCGGATACGGGGGCGGACCGGGATCGGACGAGCCGATCGTCGGCCCCGGCAACTTCGGAGACTGAGCACCATGGGTCTCACTGGCGACTTCGCAAGACTTCGCCAGCTGCGAGAGAGCATGGAGCGGGCCCAGAAGGATCTGGTCCCTGAAGTCGCCAAGCGGCTGGCACCGAAGATCGACGAGCTGAACCAGCAGCAGTACGCGAGCGGCACCGATCCGTACGGTGCCAAGTGGGCTGCGAAGAAGGACGGCTCGGCCTCGTTCCTCACCGCTTCGGGAGCGATGAAGTCGAGCGCCACGGTGGTGCCCGGCGTGGACAAGATCGTCGGTAAGACGCTCTCGCCCGCGCCGTTCCACCAGAGCGGCACCAAGAACATGCCAGCGCGCCCGATCTACCCGGATCGCGGGATCCCGGTGCTGTGGCGTGACGCGGTCAACATGACCGTCGCCGAGACGATTCGCGACCGATTGGTCTCATGATCCAAACCACCGGGCTCGAGTCCGTTGCTGCTTTCATGCAGCGGGACTTCATCGAAAGCGGTTGCCCGGCGAAGATCTACTTCGGCGCGCAGTACCTGACGGAGCACGCCGAAGAGCTCCGGGTGATCTTCGTTCCAACGAACGACGGGTACTCGGCCGCTCTGCCCACGCAAGCGCGGGGACCCTACAACCCCAACGACATGACGAAGGGCGCGAACCCGCGCGCCATCCTTCGTCGGGTCGAGGGCGCCGAGCTGCACCTGTGGGGCTTCGATCAGCCCCAGCCTGATCGCGCGAAGCAGAACACCGCCGACTTCGCGATCGTCGGCGCGCTCGTCAATCAAACCCTCCTCTCACTCCACCGCGCCAACCCCGGCAACTACCAAGTCCAAGGCGGACGCACAGCACAACAGCTGCTCTGGATGAACCGGGGCTTCGAGTACGTGCTGAACATCACCGTCGAAGTTCCGATCGTCATCGTCGATTGGAACGAGCTCGTGACCGGCCTGACCTGGGAAAGCGTCACGGGCGTTACCGGCGCCATCACCGTGACCGAGCTCGACACGTCCGTGAGCTTCGTCGCTGGAACCACCGGACCCACAGGCCCCACCGGGCCCTGAGGAAACCCCTTCATGGCTGCACCGAACGTCAACTTTACCGTTCTGTCGAACGGCCTCGGCAACACTCCGCCGAGCCCCTCGAACGTCGCGCTCGTGCTCGGTTGCTCGAGCACCGGCTCCGTCGAGACGGTCACCGATCCCTTCCGCGTCACCCAAGATCTGATCGACGCGTACGGCTACGGCCCGGGCATCGAGCCAGCGGCGAACCTGATCGAGTCAGGTGTCCCCACGATGTTCATGCGGGTGACCACGAACACCCCAGGCGCCGCGGGATCTGTCACTCACAGCGGCACCGGCGTGTCGGTGATGACGGTCAGCGGAACGCCCCTGAACGCGTACAGCGTGATCGTCACGGTCGTTCGTGACGGCACCGCCGGCAGCGATCCGGAGCCCGGCTTCACGATCTCGCTCGATGGCGGCGAGACGACGAGCCGCGAGATCCGGATGCCGTCGAACCACATCTACAGTGGTCTGGCGGCGACGACCGGGATCACACTCAACTTCACGGCCGCGACGCTGGTCACGGGCGACACCTACGTCTTCTCGACCACGGCGCCGACCTGGACCGCGGCAGACGTTGCTACCTGCATCGCTGCTTTCAAGGACGCGGTGCAGCAGGCCTCGATGATTTACATCGTCGGTGCGTGCTCGAAGTCCTCGGCGGACACCATTGCTTCCGCCGTTGCCGACCTGATCGGCCGGAAGAAGTTCGACCGCTGCTTCGTCGAAACGCGCGACATCACGGTCGGCAGCGAAACGCTGGCGCAGTGGAAGTCCTCGATCTCGGCGGACTACGCCACGTTCAACAACGATCGCTTCTGCGTGTGCGCTGGTGCTGCTCGGATCGAGTCGACGATCTCGAAGGTGCGATTCCGCTCGAACGTCGGGCAGCTCGCGCTGGTGCGCGCCACGCTGGTATCCACGGGTCGCTCGCTCGGTGCCGTCGAAGATGGTGCGCTCGTTCCAAAGAAGGGCGCTGCGCCCGTCTCGACGGTCTACTACGACGAGGCGACGAGCCCGGGACTCGACGCGAACCGCTTCCTAACGGTGACGTCCTACCCCGGACTCACTGGCCAGTACTTCGTGACTCGGCCGCTGATCATGTCGTCGCCGACCAGCGACTTCACCGAGCTCCAGTACGGCCGCGTCATGGACGAGGCTTGCCGGGTCACCAACATCTTCTTCACCCAGAAGCTGAACACCGACGTTCGGCTGAACCGCAAGACGGGGAAGATCCTCGAGGTCGACGCGCGAGCACTCCAGTCGGGAAACGATCAGAAGCTCGCCGAGGCGCTGGTGAACACGGGCCAGGTGAGCGACGCGTTCACCACGGTTTCGCGTGAAGACAACATCAGCACCACCAAGACGCTCACCGTCACCGTGAGCATTCTTCCGCTTGGGTACCTCGAGTACATCAACGTCACCTTGACGTTCATCAACCCAGTTTTCAGCCTCGCCGCCTAGGCTTCCTTCCACCGCAGTCGGTGGATCGCTTTGAAGATCGTGGTGGTCGAAACGTGAAAGCGCTCGGAGAGTTCCTTCAGCGTCCAGCCTGCTTCGCGTAGCTTTCGAACGGTGCGTACCCGGGAGCGGGTGAGATGGTTGCTTCCGGAGCGTCCGTTGACGCTACCGAAGGCAGCGCGACGCCGGTCGATCATGTCGTTCATGTTCTCCTGGTGCGTGCCTAGAACCAGGTGATCCGGGTTCACGCAGGCCGGGTTGTCGCACTCGTGGCGCAGCTCGCGGTTCACGGGGATCGGGCCTTTGAAGAGCTTGAACGCCACTCGGTGGGCTAGCTCGACGACGGTCTTCTCTCCGTCCCAAGTTCCGATCACGCCGTACCCGTGAGGGTTCTTGGCGCCGGTCCACTCGTGGCAACCGGAAGCAGCGATCCGGCGTTTCTTCAGAAAGCGCTGCTTGATCGGTGTTCGCGGCTTCGGCGGTTTCCACTCGCCTGACAGCACGCGCCAAGCGCTGCGGGGGTGGATCCCGAGGCGTTTCGCGATGTCCGGGACGGGTTCTCCAGCGCTGCGAGCGGCCCGGATCTGGTCGGCCATGCGTTCGTCGATGCGGCCCATATCCGGGCTTTTACCACAGGAATTGCAGGGTAAACAATGACCGTCGCCTATCCATTGATAAATGGCGTGCGCCACAGCTGGGCGTCGATCGAGATCCGTGTCGCCGGCAACATCGTGCTGGGGATCACAGAGATCAACTACAACGACGGTCTCGAGCCTGGTGTCGTGAGGGGTGCGGGCGCTCGCCCGATCGCGCTCACCACGGGCGAGGCGAGCTTCGACGGCGACTTCACCATCCTGCTCGAGGAGTTCAACACGCTGGTGTCACTCCTCGGGCCGCGCTGGAAGACGGTCGCCTTCGACATCGTGGTCTCGTACTCCGAAGAGGACTCGGGGCTCACGACGATCGTGGACACGATCCAAGGCGCTCGCATCACCAAGACCGAGGCCGGCAACTCGAGCGGGAGCACGGACGGGACGACCCGCAAGTGCACGATCAAACCGATGGGCTTGCTCTGGAACGGCGTCGATTCGATGCCGGCGCAGCCCGTCGTTCAGACCTGATCGCCGCTTGGTAGGCGGCGCTGAACTGGGAGACAGCGATGGAAAAAGACAAGATCTCGGAAGAGAAGCTCCAGGAGCTGAAGACGAAGTACGGCGACGTGGTGGTCGTCGACACCAAGTGCGGGGACTGCGCGTTCCGTTGCCCTGACGGCACCGAGTACGAGCGGTACCAGTCGCTCCTGTACAAGCAGGAAACACGGGCCAAGGCCGGGCTCGCCCTGGTCCTTCAGACGTTGATCTATCCCGACAGGGAGAAGTTCAACGGATACCTCAAGAAGTTCCCGGGCATCACCACGACGTGCACGTCACCCGTGCTTGAGCTCGCGGGGGTGGACGGAGACGCCGAGGTAAAAAAAATCGAGAGCTGATCCGGTCGGACCTGAACTACGCGGCGATCTGTTACCGCGAACTGTTCAGGGGCGACGCGGACAGCGCCGAGGCTCGCGCTGCGGCGTACGAGATCGGGGCGATGGTGAACGCCGTGATCCGTTCGATCGTGAAGAAGTGACCGACCCTTCGGGCGCGCCCCTGCTGCGGCAGATCAGGTAGCCCGTTAGAAACCCCGCCCGAACGCCCCGCAACCCCGCTCACCCGGGGCCGGGGCGTTTTGCTTTTTGCACCCGTGGACGCACTCCAGTTCCAACTCAAGCTCGTCGACCAGATGAGCGCGCCGCTCGGCGCAGAGACCAAGGCGCTCGGCGCTTTGGAGAAGGAGATGCTGCGCGCCCAGGCCGTGCTGAAGAGCTTCGAGGCACAGCAGAAGAGCATGCGCCAGGCGAAGGCGGCCGCCGCTGGCCCTGACGCGCTGAAGGCGTTCCAGCTCGGTGAGGATCAGAAGATCGCCAGGCAGCAGGCGGCGATAGCCAAGAAACGCGTCGCGGAGCAAGGCAAAGCCGAAAGGCTGGCGGCAAGAGAGTCAGAGCGGGTAGCCAAGGAACAGGAACGCGCCGTCCTGCGCGTTATGGCGCAGCAGGCAAAGGCGGAGAAAGCTGCACAGAAAGAAGCGGACCGCGCTGCCAAGGCGAGCGCCAACCAACAGGCGAAGGCCGAAAAGCTCGCGCTGAAAGAAGCGGACCGCGCGAAGAAAGCCCAGGCGAAGGACCTGGTCAAGCAGCAGGCCGCCATGGACGAGGCGCTCGCCGCGAGCACCTCGGAGATGATGGCTTTCGCGGGCGCTGCTGGCGCCGCTGCGGGTGCTGTCGCGGTGCTCGCTGGTGCCATGGGCGCGGTGGTCATTGCCGGCGCGTCGCTCGCGATCGAGGCATCGGAGGCCAAGGGCGACACGGTCGACATGCTGGAAGCGATGCTCGGTTCTGCCGAGGCCGCGGACCGCACGTACGCCGCGATCAGCGACATCACGCGCGACCTCGCGGTGAGCCAGCAGGGCGTCCAAGCTCTTGCCTCCGAGCTTTCGGCGGCCGGTGTCACGAACGAGGCGATGCTCCTCGACGCGGTGAAGTCCGTGTCGCAGGTGGACTCCGTCATCAAGGGGGCTGGCGCGAAGATCGAGAAGATCGTCGAGAAGGCTGCGCAGACCGGCAAGTTCAAGCTGAACGAGAAGGCGCTCGTCGGTACGGGGATTCAAACCCAGAAGCTCTACGAGGAGCTCGCCGCACGCACCGGCAAGGGCGTGAAGGAGGTCGAGGCCCAACTGAAGGCGGGGAAGATCTCGGCCGAGGTCGGGATCGCAGCGCTGACCAAGGTGATCGACACCAAGTTCGGCGCGGTCGCCTCGAAGCAGGCGCTCGACTTCAGCGCGCAGATGCAGCGACTGAAGGACAACTTCGGGAAGCTGTTTGAAGACGTCGACACGGGGCCGTTCCTTGAAGCTGTCAGCAAGATCGTGAGGCTCTTCGACGCGGCGACGCCCGCGGGCAAGGCGCTCCACGACGTGGTCACCGGCTTTTACGACGCCTTCTTCTCGGCGGTCTCGAAGGTCGAGCCGTACGTCACCACCTTCTTCAAGGGCCTGATCATCCTCGGGCTTCGCATCGGGATCGCGCTGAAACCGCTACTGCGGCAGCTCGGCATGATCGGCGATCAGACCGACGGGGCCCAGGGCCTCGCCGACACGATGAGCGAGATTGCGTTCGTGATCGGGAACGCGACGGCCGCGGTCGTGAACTTCCTGAGCTACAGCCCGCTTTGGGATCCGCTGATCGAATCGGTGGAGTTCGCTGCGGATGCGTTTGGGCTCCTGCTCGACGCGAACATGGCGGTGATCTCGGGCATCACCTGGCTCATCGACACGATCTCGGACGTCATCAGCTGGATCGGTGGGCTCGACGACGCAGCCATCCAGGCCGGCGTGGACGTGGCAACCGGGCTCGCCGAGGGCATCGTCAATGCCGGGCCCGCGTTCATCGACGCGATCGTGAACCTGGCGACCGAAGGCTGGCAGGCCTTCCGGAGCATCTTCGATTCCCACAGCCCGTCCCGCGTGATGATGGGCGAAGGCGAGAACCTGGTCCTCGGCCTCGTGAAGGGCATCGACACCAACGCGCCCGCAGCGAACGACGCGCTCGAGCACGCGGTGCAGCCGCCGCGCGTCACAAACCTGAGCTCGGTTACTTCGAACTCGAGCGGTCCGAGCATCGTCTTTCGACCGGGTGCGATCGTGATCCAGGGCGCGAATATGAGCCCGGCCGAGGTCGAGGACATGCTCACGCGGGTCATGGCCAACATCTTCGAGAACGTCGCGCTCCAGTCGGGAACGCAGCCAGAGAACGCCGAAGAAGAGGCGGCGTGACATGGTGCTCAGTGCGAGCCCTATCCAGAGCCCCGGGATCTACAACAAGCTCGTCGTAACGGGCCGCGTGTGTCCCGGTGTCTTCGTGCTCCAAGGCGGTGGCGCACGCGCTTACAACTGGGACAAGAAAAAGGCGTCCGGCGCGCAAGGCGCTACCAGCACCTACCGCGGCTGGGACCCGAGCGACGGGATCAAAGGGAAGTTTCTGGTCTGGACCGACCCGGACATCTTCGAGCTAACGGACGAGTTCCTTCCCCTGCTCCAGTACGACGCGACCAAGACCGCGCCGAAGCCGATCCAGGTTTACCACCCGGCACTCGCGCTGAACCAGATCACGGCGGTCACCGTCGACGAGATCGGGCCGCTCACGCACGAGGGCAAAGGCCTGTGGTCGATCACCGTGGAGATGAGCGAGTTCCGCCCACCACCACGCAAGAACGCCACGAGCACGCCGACGGCCGCGAACACCGGCACGGGCGCCGAAGAGCAGCCCGAGGTGCTGAGTGCACAGGACCAGGAGATCGAGGATCTCACCGAAGAGTGGAACGACCCGGGTTGATCGATGCTTGCTTCGCTGAACGGCATTCAGATCCAAACCGGTAAGATCGTCTTCCCGTATTACGGTCCGTGGGTTGGTGACTTCACACTAAGCAACGCGCCCGAAGACACCGTCACCGATGCCGTGATCGTGTTCGCAGGGCTCGAGCTCAAAGGCACCGTCTTCCGCGGTGGGTCGTTCCTTGGAAACGGCTCCTTCCGTGTCGTCGGCGGAAAGGGCGGCTGGAAGAAGAGAATCCCGCCAAAGTTCTACCAATCGAGCTTCGGCATACGCTTAAAGCAGGTTCTGGGCGACGCCGCGCGCGAGGTCGAAGAAACGATCCAGGTCGACCAAGACGGCACGCTCGGACAGTTCTTCGCGCGCAGGGCGGCGCCGGCAGGTCGGATCCTGTGGCAGCTGGCGCCGACGTGGTGGGTTCGAGCGGACGGCGTTACGCAAGTGGGTGCCAGGGAGCCCACGGTGATCACGACACCGTTCGACGTGCTGAACGAAACGAATCCGAGCGAGGGGCGCGTGATCCTCGCGACCGACACGCCGGCAAGCTGGCTGCCCGGATGCGTGTTTACGGCGCCGACCATCACGCAGAAGACGGTCTCCACGGTGATCCATCACCTTTCGCCGGCTGCACTTCGCACCGAGATCCTCACGACGGCATGGACCTGAATCGACTCCGAAACGCCGTCGGTGCGGTTGTGCGGGAGCTCTTCCCGAACCTCGACTATCTCGGGGTCTACACCTACGTGGTGGCCAGCTTCGACGAGGCGGCACAGACGGCAGACCTACAGCCGCTGAACGCGAAGAAGCTACCGACGCTGACCAAGATCCCGATCCGCACCCCAGGCCTGCGTGTGAAGCTCGTGAAGGGCGACCAGGTGCTGGTCGGGTTTCAGGACGGCGACCCGACCCAGCCGTTCGTCGCCTCGCTGATGACGGCTAAGAGCTACAGCGATGCCCTGAACGTCGCGCGGCAGGGGGACATGACGTTCACGAGCCTGACCCTGCTCCAAGCGCTATTGCCCAACGGCAGCCCGGTCCCGAACGGCTACGTGGTGATCGTTCCACCGCCGGTACCGCCCGTTCCAACTTTTGAGCCTGGCGTCGGTGGAGTTCTCAGTTTCTACGGCGTCTGCGCGACGGGTTCGAGCTTCGTCAAGTCGAAGTGACGATCAGTCGCAGTCCGTGGCGCAGTGGCTGTAAGTGGTTTCGAACGGGGCGGTGCAGATCTGATCGCCGCATGCGCTGTAGTCCGTCGTCGCGCAGTCGGCGTCACATCCTCCCGCGTACCAATCGTACTCGTCGCAAGTTCCGTCCCCGCAGTATCCGGCGCAGTCGGCCGGGCAAAGGTCGTGACCCGCAAGCGTGCCGAGGTCGTAGTACTCGCAGACCCCGTTCCCGCATGAAGGCTCCGCGGAACAGAAGACCGCGTTGTCGGGATGCTCAGAGCAAAAGTCCTGACAGTCTTGGGGGCAGGCGTGGATCGTTGTGACGCCATCGCCAGCAAGGGTCCCCAAGTCCCAGGTGTCGCACTTCCCATCGCCGCAAGTGCATTCCCAGAAGCAGTCGTCGTCGACATCACCGTCGCACACGCCGTTTCCGCACCCTGGCGTGGGTTCCACAAGCGAACCACCGGAGCCGCCCGTGGCCGCGGTTCCGCCGCTGCCGCCGGATCCGCCCTGCACAGAGCCGCCCGCTGAAGACCCGCCGCTGCCTGGTGAAGATCCACCCGATCCAGCGCCACCGACAATCGAAGCGGTGCCACCTTGTGACTCGCCAGCGCTCCCGCCTGAACTGACCGATCCGGCGCCTCCCTTCCCATCGTCGGAGGTTTCGCTGGTTCCGCTTGAACAGCC